AACTTTGTAGACTTAGCAACATTCAAAGCTTCTGCAAATGACGATGAATTCTCTTATGATGACGATCTAGACTATGATAACTACATTCAACCAAAAAGAAATAAAGCTCTAGCTGAAGTGCTCAAAATGCTCAAGGACCTTGATGAGGACATATCTTGCCCATTCTTGAGAATCAACAAATTAATGACAATGTTGATAGAAAGAGGAGGAATAGTAGCAAACTTATTCAAAAAGCAACAGTTGACTGGAGTAAGGGAGATATTTGTGCTGACCATGTTATCCAGAATCGTAGTTCACTTTTTAGAAAAGGTTAGCAGAACGTTGTGTGAATTATGTGACAATGAGTATCTGACAAAAGGTATAGAGAAAACTGGGTCAACGATTGCTCACTATAGAAAAGTCAGACAGAAGAAAAGAACCGATGAAGAAACTATAACAGTCTCTGATTCAGCAGATGCAACTACATGGGCTCAGAAATTTATAATGCCAGTATTCTCTTCTGTTTATAGCCAATTGCTAGACTCTGATGATCCTCTGCTCAAAGTTTTAAATTCTATTTTTAATCTAATGACTGACAAGAGGTTAGAACTTCCAATGAATCTCTTAGCTCTATTCAGGAAAAATCCTAGAGTGAGGAGTAGAGAAGACTCGTACATAAATGAGTTGAAAGAACAGTTCTTAGGGATCTCTGATCACTCTGATTTGTTAGGGAAGAACTCAGTCTTAATGCATAACAGATCAAATTTCATGCAAGGAATTTTGCACTACACTTCCAGTCTAGTGCATTCAGGACATATGATGCTAATAACAGAGGTTATTGATTCTATGGCTAAATCTAATCTTCCCATGGATTGTAAGGTTGTCACTTCTACAAAAGTCTCATCTGATGACTCATCTAGAATGACCACCGTTATATACGATCCCAACACTGTCACAGCAAAAGAGCAGATGTTGATAAAAATATTCCTCTTGAACACTTCCGCTGTCTTAGAAGCATCTTATCCTTTATTTGGAGCAAAATTATCCTATGAGAAAAGCACTCTGATGGTTATGTGTGGTGTTGAGGAATTTAACTCTATGTGGACTGTGGTCAATACAGTAATGACTCCAAAAATCAAGTGGGCATTCTCATCTCAGATGTTGAAAATATCTACATCGTCCACAGAAAGACAAACTATTGACCATAATCTAATAAATGATCTTGTTTCAAATGGGTGCAGAAGAACAACAGCTCAGATAGCTGAGATAGGATGCATGCTAAATCATTATGACAGCATTGGAATGTGGACAACCAATCGAATGGTATGGAGTAGAGTTGTAGAAGGACTAATGGAACTCAAATCTCCAATGGTTTGGTTTTATCTACTTAGTCACCACATAATTGGAACTAGTCTAGGCTTTCAGCTAACAAGATACGTGAATTGTGTTGAATTCGAAGAATGCAGGAGGAGTGAATTTTTGTC